CTTCTTCACCTTCAGTTTCTGTATCTAATTCTTCAACATCCGCATCTTGTGCAATATCAACTGGTGTTGCTCCTGTTGGAGCTGGTGTTCCTCCCGGTGGTGGTGGAACATCTCCTTCTGGTGCCGGCGGCGCTCCTCCCGGTGGTGGTGGAACATCTCCACCTGGTAATGGTAAGTCTCCTCCCGGTACTGGTGGAGCTTGTTCCATAATATAGTTATTGATACTTTGATATCTTTTAATTTCTTCTAAAATTTTTTTATCTATACTCATATTACCCATTTAATAATGTTTTTATTCCAGATTTTGTTTCAACCTGAACTTTTTTAAATTGTTTCATCGTGTTGTCAACTCGTTCAATTAAACCGTCTTTCATTCTAACAACATAACATTCATTTGTATCAAGGTCGCAAACTTGTTTTGTACCATTGCCCATATCTTTTTCCGATACTCTAGTACTTTTTCCTAGATAATTATCTAATATTAATTTTGTATTCATATTTTATTTTATTTATAAATATCCTAATGTTTAAAAAAATTATTAAGTATACTTTGAAATTAAGTATTCTATTGGTTCTTTAACTTTATTTTTAATTTTGTCTTTATCTGTTTGTGGTAAATCGTCCCAAACTTTATTTTCGACAGTTACCGGCCAATGTACAACATTTGCTTTTGCTAATTTTTCTTTATATGTACCATCAGTATAATCATCATAAGCTTGTATAACACTTTCTTTACCTTCAAATTTAGATATGAAAAAATCAACAAATGTTTCAAAAGAATTAAATGATACTAATGGAATATTATTTTTATTACCTCTATTAACACAAAAATATTTTTTGTTAAAATAACTTTGTGATCCACCCCATGGATTAATATTTAAACCAACTGAAGCGTAATTATGGTCATAAGAAACAAATGATTTACCAGATCCAGTTTCAATATACATTGTTGCTAAAATAAAATCAAATAATTTATTTTTTCTATCTTGTGTTAAACTTCTAGGTTGTATTTTATTTTCTATTATTTTTGTTGCTTCATCAAATGTAACTTTTGTTTGTGTTGGTGTTGTATTTGTATATTCTGAAAAACTACTATTTAAATTTGATGAACAATTTTGGTTTGTTGTTAAAATATTTTTAGAAGAATCACCCCTATTAATTGCATCAGATTTTTGTTGTAGTATGTTATTTTTTTCGTTAATTTCCTTATCTTGTTCTTCTATTTTTTCTTTAATTGTTTCTAAAATTTTAGAAGTTAGTGCTTGCAATAAAGAATCAATTGCTGGAATACTATAAAAAGGTTGTCTTTGTCCTTCAAATGTTGTATCAAAACCATTATCACTAATTCTATGTGAAATATTTGTAATCATATAGGGACCACTAAACATTGGTATATTTCTTAAATTAAAATACATCGTTGGTTGTATCATAGCATTACCCATCATATCAATACTACATCTATAACTTCTATTTTTGTAAACATTGTATAGTGAAACACTTTGTGTTGCCCCACCTCTGTTTCTGTTTTGATTTGCCATTTGATTTAACATCTCTAAAGATTCTGCAGTTGGTTTTCCTGGATCTTGTGATATGTCTATCTGTTTAAAAATTTGTTGATTCTGTGGTCCAAAATCAACATTAAATCCGACAACTTTATTAGATTTGTCCCAATCTGTTTTACCTTCTTGATTTTCAAGTAAAGGATTGTCTGATGCTCTTCTTAAATCAAATGCGTCGTCTCTAAACCTATAATCAACATTCTCATTCATCGCTAAATGTGTACTAGGTACGTAAGAATAAATTGATAAATATTTTGATGTTGTGTCTCTATAATCAACACTCAAAAATGTACCAAATAATGAGTTTGCAAATTCTAAAGTACCTTCTGGTCTTGGATTTGGGTTTTTACTAGCGTCCTGGACATTATAAAAATTTGCATATGATGGTAATATGAATGATTTAAATCTGTTATTAACTAATATTGTTTCAATAATACCTAACATATTATTGTTATAATTCATATACTCAATCATGTCTTTAACTTTGAAAATATCTATATAAATTTTTTGTCCAATATCTCGACTTGCCCTATCAACTAATAACATATCTTCAAATAAAGTTTTTGACTTAAAATCACCACCAGAAATCCATTTATCATTCAAACCTTTTAATGTTTCCCAAATTTCTAATCTTGTTTGTTCACCTTCAAATTCAGTATATTTTACACCGGTATTTTGACTTGTAACATTAATATTTCCTAACTTTGCTCTTGTTTTAATTAATGTATCGTCAAGGATTAAATTTAAATAACTTTCACCTTTAGTAATATATTCATTCATTAAACCCAAAAATTTATTCATATTAAGTGTTGGGTCATTTAATTTTTGAGTAGCATAAAGTTTTATCATTGGTGCGTAAAACTTTATGTTATTTTCACTAAATTCCATATCCATATCAATAAAGAAATCTGTAATATATGAACCATTATCACTATAGACTAATTTTGGAATTTCTGAAAACCCAACATATGTTTCTAAGGTTTTCCAAGTTTGTGGATATTGTGTTTTTGATTGTGCTAAAGTAATTGTTCCACCGGCGGTTGGTAATGCGTTTGGTGAATTCTGAACATATCCACCCCAAATGTATGGATCCTCAATAAAATCTGTTGAAAACGTATAAAATAATTTTTTATCAAAACTAGATGGGTTACCGTATTTAAAAACCATTTTATAGTTCATAAATTCGTCCAAAACTTTTTGTATGTTTGTTTTTTGATCTTCAGTTATTTTATCAATTAATGCCGAACCGCTTAAATTACTAACAATCGGTACTTTAAACATCTCACGCATAAGTCCTTGGAAATTTTCATTTCTTTCTTCAATTGATGAGTCTTCTTTTCTTGGTGATAAAATACTTTCAAAATCATATATTGATTTACTAAATTGTAAAAAATGTTGTTCAAATTGGTCTAAAATTTCAGGTGTAAAAGTTGTGAACAATTCACTAATTTTAGAATATTTTGATTGGTCACCATATAATGCAAAATTTTGTTGTTCTTCTTTATTATTAAAAATTTCCCTCATATATTCATCCGGTTGTGGTTTTGTTACCCAATTATTGTCAAAATATCCATAATTAGGTGCTTTCCAAAAAATTCTTAAAGAACCATTATGTACTGCCGGATTGTTACTAACTTCTATTTTTTTATTACCACTATTATTAAAACATTCATCACTTACTTGGTTTATGTTTGAACCTAATGATGGTAATACATATAATTCTGTTGAGTCTGGTGTTAATGAATAACAACTCCAAGGTACGACAGAAAGTGATCGATTACTATTTGAATTATCAAATCCTTGACCCTTTGTTATTATTGCGGAATTACTTAATACCATTCTAAATTTATCATTTAGTCCGTTTTGTATATTTTGACTTGAGAACCCACCAACAGTTTTATTTGTAACAACAAAAGGTTTTGTGGACACACTTGGACTAACAAATTCCGAAACTTGTACTGGTTCTACTAAATATAAACCAATTCCACCCGTTGTACCAGAAATTTGACTAATGATTGTTGTATTCAAATTTAAGTTTGAACCGGAAACGACAATTCCAGAACCTAATTGATTATAGTTAATTGATACAACCTCCATTGTATTTCCTGAAACATATGCGGTCCCGCTTATTTCATTAACTTCTTTAAAAATTTTTGTACCTTGTAGGAAAACATTAAAATCATCAATCAACTTTGGATAAAATCCAGTTGTTATTCTATTTTGAGTACTTGTACCAATGGTTGTATTTGCATCTAATGCAAGATTATAGGTTTGTCCATTTACATTTACTTGGTATTGAGTTGTTGTTGCCGAATAAAATGGATCAAAATTACCAATATAATCAGTATCTTTCCAAACATCATCTAAAAAATCAACACCGTTTAATTGGAAATTTTTATACCGATGCCAAATTGACCCGTACTTTAAAACCCAGGCGTATGGCATTTCGTGTATTGCTCCAAACTTTTTTAATGAAGGTAAAATATAACTTAAATTATTAACACTACCATCATTATTAAAAAGTTTATATTTGTCTCTTAATGTTGCAAGAGGTAAGCTATTTAAAAATAAATAAGCAGCGGCTTTATATGGTGATTTTTCTACTAAACTATATCTAAAATCATAAACACCTTTTTGTATTGCATTCGCAAAATATGGTGTATTAAAAATTGATGTTGTTTGTTCATCAGTTAAATTACCGTTATAATTTTTAAAAATTAAACTACCTTCAGTGGTATATTGATCCTTAATATCTCTATTTTTATAAAAAGTATTTAGGTTTGATAAATTTAATGTTTGATCAAACACACTTGGTTTATAATTAAAGTTTGTTATTGGAAATATTTCGCTTTTATTTCTAATTGTTTTAATTGATGAATCGTATTGTAATGTATCACTTGTTTTAAACACGTCTGTTTTTGATTGTAAACCACTACCATTTGCTAAATATTTTTTACACCAATCAATATCAGTTAATGGGTATAAATCAGTTAAATCAAAATCATCATTAATAATATCACCACCAAAATAAGATTTAACTTGTGTGTCGTTTTCTAAACCAACGTTTGGTAATGCAAGATTATTAGTTAAAATATCTGATTTATACAACATAAATGATACGTCTGTATCATTTTTAATATATGCGGAATTAAAAATACCTCTTATGAAATTTTGCCAAGCTAAACCTTCACCATTATTTGATATATGTCTTAAAAATGCTGGATAAATTTGAGAAGTAATATTATATTCTTTTAATTTTTTAGCTAATAGTGGGTTAGATGATCCTAAGGCTTGTAATAAATTTGTTGTTTCGGATTCAGAAACATAAGTTTGTATATTGTTTTTTTTAACAGAATCTCTATTTAATTTTGAATAGAAAGAACTTAGGTACATTCTTTCATATATTTCATAAAAAAACTTAACCTCTTCAGTATTTCTATATACATCATTTCCAATTGTAAATTCAGTTGCATTAAAACTAAATCTTTCTGGTTTTGTAATATCGTTACTTCCGTCACCAAAATCAAATACTGGATTTTCTCTTTCAGTATACGCTCTAATAAATTCTTCAACAAATTCTACTTCAGGCCAAATTTCGGGTACAAAAGCATTTATTTTATTTGCGACAGTGTAGTCACCAGGATATTTTAATTCATATTTTTCTTTACCATCAACTAAATTTTCAACAATAAGTTGTGGCCAAGGATATACTGGTTGGTCAACCTCACTATATTTAACATCAACACTTTTAACAGTTGACGATTCATTAATGATTGCCCTTCTTCTATTATCATCATCTCTTAAATCCCAAGCTTTTGTGTGTACATCATCCATTAATCTTAAAAAGGCTTCACCTTGGGCAAAAAATACCGCCATAACATTCCTAATTGTTGGTTGGAACCCTAGTCCATTGTTTTTGTCGGCAAATTGATCACTTATTTCTTTTGTTAATTCGGTTTCAATTCTTTGTTTTTCAACTAAAAATTTCTCATCTGCTTGTTTAATTATTGATTCAAAAGAGTTTGGTCCACTAAAAAATATAAGTCCAGGATATTTTGCTAAAGAATTTCCCTCAATAATTTCTTTTACTAATATTTTTTTTGATTCTTCATATTCTTTTGTACCAAGTTCTAATTGTTTTCCAGTTCTTTTAAATAATGTTTCACCGACATTAATATTGTTTATTGTAACTTTTTTAAAAAAAGTATCAACCTTAACCGGTACTGAAATATTTTTTCCAACAATAGGATTTTTTTCTAATAATGTAATCTTTTCTTTTATTATACCCTCTAATTCAGTTATTGCTTCATTTTGTTTATTTGGGTCACTAAATTCTTTTTTAAAAATATATAATGTTGTTTTATTTGTGTCGTTTTGTATAAAAATGTTTTCATAGTCTAACCATTTTCTAGACCAGGTTTTTAAACTGGCCCCAACATAAACTTCTGTTGAGAAGTTTCCTAAAACTTCCGAATACTTATTTAAGTCATTTAATTTATTTAAATTCTTTTTTTTAAAATTATCTATAATATTTGTAATTAATAATCCAAGTCTTTTTTTTAATTCTAAAATTGTAATCTCTGGAAAATTGTCATCAATTAAACCTTTAGATTTATATTCGGCATATAACTCTCTCATTTTTTGATATCCACCACTACTATATTTTGTTGTTGTTGTGGCTTTATTATTTGTTGTGTTGTTAGTGATTGTATCAGTACTATCAATTTTAATTCTAAACATTTGTGGTACTGCCATAATTTGACTCCACGTTACATTAGACATTATCGTATATTTGTATGTATAAAACTTACATTGTATTCTAAAATTATGTGAAGACGGATCAAAAGACGCGTTAAAAGTTTGTAACATTAATGGTAACCTAACGGCTTTACCTAAATAACCTTTAATTGTTAAATAAAACAATGGGTATGGTAAATTAAAAAAGGCGGCGTATGGTGAACTGTTACCCGCTTCAAATAGTGCTCTACCTTTAACATCCTCCATAGTTATGTTAATTTCTGGTAAAAAATCTAAACCATAACTTATATTAATTTGTGTTATACCTAAAAGTCCATTATCAACAGCACCGGGTGTACCATTAGACATTAATGTTTGGCTAATATAATAATCGTCACTAACATCTGGATTTTTTGTTACAGTAATTTTTGGTTGATTAACACCTTTACCTTGTAACGTTCCTTTTCCTGTTAATTCATCTGACCAATTTGTGTCTAAAAACTTTTTAAAACCTGGGTTTAAAAAATTTATTTTACCAACAGAAACTGTTTGTATTGACTGATCTTGTGGTACACCAATTGCCAATTTTGTTCTTGGTGTTACAGTACATTCTAAATTAGCATAATAAACCAAGTCCTCATGATTAATAAGTCTTTCTTTTATTTGGCCATCAGTTGTTATTACTTTGTTTGGGTCTATTACTGATATGTTCTGGTAGTCAAATTCTACTAAAATATTTTCTGAATTATTTACCATAGTATAGGAAATGATTATCTAATGTTGATTTATAGTCTTGTAATGAAGTTAGTAATGGAAATGGAATTGTCAATATAGCACCATCAGGTATGTTTGCTTCAAGTCCCGTATAACCAGGATTTGCTTGTTGTATTAACCAACCAAAAAATGGCGAACCATAATATTGTTGTGATATTTTATCTAGTCTTGATTGACCAATTTTATAAATATATTTTTTATCTGTTGGTTTTATAGGTAATGTAACATAAGGAACAACTCTTTGTTTTCCATTATCCAAAAACATACTATATCTATTATAATATTGTAATGCCATATTAATTAAATGTTATTTTATCGTTAAATGTTTTCCTATCATTATTTATGTTTAAATCACTATAAGTTTGTCTTAATAATTTTTTATTTTTGTTATTGTCATCGTCTTTTTTAGTTGTGTATGTGACAGTTGTTTCAAATTCGTTAATTTTATAATTGACAAATTTTTGATAACTTGCTGCTGCTTGGAAGTCTACAAATAATTTTTTTTCTAAGTCGTATTCTCTAGTAAATTCTATTTTTAAATTGTTACAAGTTGATTCAATTAGTTTTACCAAATCTGAATTTCCTTTTACCCTTTCTGTTAATAATTTACTAACAAATTCGTTATATTTATTATCATTTGTAAATACATCTGACATTACAAAATAAAACCTTCTTGTTTCCTCTGTTGTTGAAAACAAAGTAGTTAATGGTTTAAAGCTTGTGTTATTTTCTGTTAAAATTTCTGGTCTTAATATTTTATACTGTGACTCTTTTAATTCACTATTAAATTCTTTTAATATTTTTGCCGTTTCATTAGAATATTTTAAAGTAAAATCATCAAAAACATTTTGTGGACTTAATAAATTATAAACTTTATACTCACCAGTATCTAGTTTATAACCATCAACTTTAATTGATACTAAATCTAACTTTCTAAATGTTTGTACATAACCTTCTTGATATTTTGTAATCTCATTTAAAGGTCCAATAACAGTATTGTTAATTTCATTTTCTTTATCTGTTATTATTTGTACTAATGTATTTATAACATCTCGTCTTGTTGCCGAAGACCAACCACCATTAGCATTTTCAATTGCTAAAATTATTGGGTTTTTTTTCTGTTCAACATCTAATATTGACTTATCAATTAATCTAGCAATTTTATCTTCAACTTTTTCAGCTTTACCAAATAACTCTGTTTGTTGTTTTGAATTTTGACTATGATTATTTAAATTACCATCTTTAAAATATCTATCAAGAACAACAAGTTGTGTTATTGGTAAGTTTGTTGTTTCGTTTAGTGTTTTTAATTGATTTACAATTGTTTTGAAATAATTATTTGTTTTGTCTGATAGTTCTTTAAATATACTTTTAAACTCTGTTGTACCTGTTTGGACAGTTCCATCTTCAAAAGTTTCTGTAGTTAAAATAGTTCCTATTGTTGCGCCGCCACTTTCTGGTATTGGTTGATTATTTATTGGTGTTTGTACAGGAGCTTGAGATCCTTGTCTATCAATAATTTTTGCAACAATTTGTTCATCTCTTTCTTTCGTACTTTCTGTTGCTATGGCTCTTTCATCGTAAATTTCTGTGTTCGCATAATAGTTAAATGAAAGTGCGTTTTGTAATTGTGCAACAGGACCCGCCAAACCGTGACCACCAATAAAATCAAAACCTAATGTTATTTTTGCTAACATAGGTTGTATACCAATTCCTTCTGGATTGATGTCATATATTAATGGTTCATATTGTATTGATAATTGATTAGGAATAATTTTAGTATGATAAAAGTCACCAATTCTTAACACCAATACTGGTGGTGCACCAAATGAAGTATTTCTAGCATCATTGTATTTTGGTTTTCCGTCTGGCCCAATAACCGGAATTGTTTGTCCAGGTCTAACGCATTGATTAAGAAATGTTAATCTGGCGTTTAAACCTTCTGGCGTCATTGAATGGAAGGTTGGACTAAAATATTTTATTTTATCTTTTAGACTAGCATATACCATTGGGTTAGATTCTTTTATTACTTCAAAATAATCACATTCCGAAAATAACCTTCTTAATATTTTTTTAGATATTCCCTCTTTAATTGATTTTTTAATGTCTGGTACTGGATCAATTCTAGGTGGTGTTGGTGTATCGCCACCACAACCATCATCAATACATTCTTGTTCACTTAAAAATCGACCATCTGCGGCTTCTTGACATTTACCATTAACACAAGCATATTTAATTTGTTGTGTTTGACTACAAGCACTAAGACATTCGGCTTGCGTTAAATAACCATCAGGACCTTCAGTTTCGGTACAACCACTAGGCGCTGGTAAACATTTCCATTTTAATGGTGGTTTTACTGTTGTTGTCGTTGTTGTCGTTGGTGGTGGTACAATATCAGAAATAGTTATTTTATCAATCGCAACACGTCTACAAGCCATTGCCGGAATACTATATATTTGTGATCTAGATGTTACTGTTTGTGATGCCGTATTATAAATATTTTTTGTACATGATATCCTATTAGTTAAATTATAACCTTGTACACCTGGGTCGCCGGTTTCACTTTCTTGTTCAGAATTTTTAGGTAAAACAGCACCCTCACCACTTGATACATATGTTATCTTAAATTTTCCTTCTGTTTTCCAAACAGCCAATGTTTTGTCACCAACAGTTTGTTTTAATAACCATTGTTCAACAGAGTTATTTCTTCTTTTTGATAGGTTAACGTTATAATCCTCTGATGCTGGTGCTGAAGCTGAACCTCTTAATTCTATAGTAACTTTACCTTGTAAATCAACTAAAACTTGTTTTAATTTGACAGGTAAGAAATCACTTTTAATTGCACTAAAGTTTCCTTCAATAACACTAGAAAAAAATTGTGGTATACCATTACTACTAAAACTTTCACCATTAAGTCCAGTTGTTACATTTGCTGGTGCTTTATCAGCATATAATGGTTTGTATGTGTTAATATATGAATCATACCAATAACTATATGGTTGACTAGATGTTACAGATGTACTACCAACACATTCTGGACAGTCGTTATGAAAGTAAAAAGCATAACCAACATACCCTTGTATATCTTCTTTTAGACATTCAATATCAATATCACTAGATATTGTGGTATTACTACCATTTGTTGTATTACTATTTGTGTTATCAACACCTTGTTTACCATCACCACCACCTTCTTGTACAGTATTTGCACCATTAGTTGTAGTTCCTTCATTAATTGGGATTTCTTTTAAAACACCAAATTTTTCTTCGTCAGTTAATCTTGGGTTTTGTAAAATTTCTTGATAAGTATATAACTCATTAATTGGGATTTGATTAAATTTAACCGCTAAATCATATAAGTCGTATTTAACACAACCAGCAAAAAATGAATCCATAATTGAGTCCACTTGTTCTGGTGACATATTTGCCAATTGTTTTTCAACAATTGTGTTCATAGATGCTGGTGAATCAACAACAATTGTCCAACCAATTGATCCGGATCTTTTTGTATCCTTGTATGTATATATTGGTTCTGGTCTACCTAAAAATGATGTTGAGTTCCAACTAGCGGTTGATGAATCACTAAATGTTAAATTATATGGAGGAAACCACATAATTCTACCACCATTTGGTCCTCTTTCACAGATTGGTAAATCATCGTATGTAAATCCAGGTTCGCTAGATGTTCTCCAAGCTAAGTTTTCTAAAGAAAACATATATTTTTTAACTTTTCCGTCAATAATATTTGTTGATCCAGGATTTCTTAAAGGAGCAATATTTAAATTATATGTATTATCAAAAACTGAATATGAAAATTTTCGACCAGAAGTTGTGATACCATCTGTTTTTTGTAAATCGGCATATGTTAAATACGGTGTATCTTTTTGAAAAATCCTACAATATTCACTACCAACTTCAGTTCCATCAATTGACATTGTTTGTGAATTTGTAACACTATCATAGTACGCAATAACTCTTGAACCTTTTGTTAATTCTTTATAACCATCATTAAAAACTTTTGAAACTTGATTAATTGCATTACCAACATGCTCTAATCTTTTGGCTCCAGTTACATTATCTGCTGATTCTATTAATCTTTGTGTATTATCAAGTATTGAGCCTCCTTTAAATTTAAAATCTGTTGATTGTGTACTTTGATTAAATTCAAATTTAACCGCATCAAATTGTTGGTCTTGTGGTTGTACTGGATCGCCGCCTGGTTTTACTTTAAAACCTAAATTATCTTTATATTTTGGTGATAACCAAACAAATTGTCCCGCAACACCACCTTGATTTGTATAAGAACTTGCTGCTAAACCAAATTTTATTTGGTCTACATTACCTTCATATAATTTAGCTAAATCAGATGGACCATATACCGGACTTGGTTGTTGTTTACCAAATCTATCAACAGGTATTTCATTTGCCGGTGTATTAATTGTTGAGGGTTCAGCTTGATCACTACCAACATAATAACCACCACCTTTATCATCATTAGCACCTAATAAATTTGATATAAAATCTGTAACACCTAATACTAAACCTTTATTGTATTTTGGTCTATATATGTTATAGTCTAAGCTTTTAAATAATACTGATTTTTGTCCATAACCAGTATTTTCAACAAAAACCTCTGAAGGGTTTCTATATTTGTTTAATATTGGACCTAATAAACCTCCAGTTAGATTATTTATAACATTTAATGCACCTTCAGTTTGTCCCGGTAATACTTGGTTTGTCTCATTAAAATAATCACCAGGTATTGGTGATACTGGAAAATATGTACCAGTAATTCTATTTGCAAATGAAACTGCCGCTAATACCGGATTTTCTGGAACTGTAATTTTCCAATTTTTACCAATTAAAGGTTGTTGACCGGTAGCAACTAATGATGCTTCAAAAGGGTCTTCCAATTGGTCTAACTGAAAAACACTAGAAACTAATTGTTGTGTTTCTAATTCAATCCTTCTTTGGAATTCTTCTCGTAAGGCTAGAGCCGCTCTTTGTGCTAGTTCTGAATCTTGCGATAACGGTCCATTAGAACCGGTTGGGTTGTCTTCGATTAGGATTTGAAAGGGTGTATATGTTGATGGGCTGAATATTAAAGGAAATCCTGAATTATCCGAATAAGGTAAAAAATATTGTGAATTTGATATTATATCAGTCACAATAACCAAATCTTTGTAACCACCCTCTGGTCCAAAAATATTTTTAATATAAGCGTTGTCAATAAAAAATTCGTTGACTAAATCTAATTGGGCATCATCTTGACCATATTCTCCTTGATTTGAGTCTACTGGTAATGGTGGACCATTTGTTGATATAATATTATTATAACCACCATCTGGACCATATTCGTTTAATGGATATAATTGGTTTGCTTGAACTGTTGTACCAATTAAATCATTTGGTGAGTCAACAATAGGACTATCATTTAATGGTGATACCTCATAATTCACATTTCCAGATGGTGGGCTATATGCTCCAGGAACATTATAAGGGGCTAAATTTCTACCCATTAAATTATTCCTAAATGAAGAACTGGCGTTAAATGATAAAAAACTATCTGACATCTATTGTTTCTTTTTATAATAAATAGATAATATCTAATTTTTATAAATGAATTTAGGATTTATTCTTTTTTACCAGGCATATTAACTAAACTTTCTTTTGTTTGATTTAACGTCAAACCTTGATTTGTTTTAAGTTTATTTAATTCTTCTAATACCATATTAACATTATCTTTATTTCCGCCACCTTGGAAAAACATTTCTAAAGCTGTTGTCATAAGTTGTGTGAGCGCTTGATTTTTAGAATCAGGATCTAATTTAACATCTAAAGAAACTTTCATATCCTCTTTAATTTCTAATGGTTTAAACTCCATACTACTAAAGTTCGATATTTGGTTTATTTGTGTATTAGTATTTTCAGTTATTGTATTTAAACTTTTCGTTATTGTTTGGAAATTTGAAAGGGGGTCAGTTTCAGAACCACCCATAGGTATAACATTTTTAAATAAATCTGTTATTGATGATATATCTGGTAAGTAGTCTTCTATTGATGACATATCTGGTATTAAGTCAGAAACTTTATTTAAAACTAATTCTTTAATGTCTTTCATATCTGTTGGTAAACCCATTTGTTTCATAAGTTCTGTAACATAAGTTTTTGCTGTTTCATACCCGGTGTTTGTAAATTTTCTATAAATTTCAGAATTTCTAAATTCTTCACCAATAAGACCTTTTGGTTCACCTTCTTTTCTTCCAGTTTCTTGAAACAAATTTTGTCTAACATCTTTTGTTACAAGTTCCATAACACCTCTAACAGGTTTAGAGCCGGCAACACCGTAACCAATTGAAGTGAATACAGATTCAATTAAATAATTAAGTCTTTGTTGTTCCGTTAATTGCTCTTTAGCAATTTCTTCCATTGTTTGACCTTGTGATTGTTGTTCTTTAAGACCTTGGATTTGAGCGTCCGTTAAATTTTCAACCGCAACCATATCAAATTCACCAGTTGGTTTACCTTGCGCGTCAACTTTTTTTACTTTAACCTCAGCAACACCTTGTTTATTTACTGTGGCTAAAGTTGCTATTAACTCTCTATCTTCTTTAGATGCGATAGAACTTGGGAATCTTATCTGTTTCATTTTAAAATCCAGATTTGCCGCATTTAATGCCATTTTTTGTAATTCACCACTAGCCATACCTAATTCATCACCAATTTCTTTTAACCTTCTTTTTTCTCCTGGCATAATTTCAAATTGACCAAGTTCTTTGTTAAATCTAACAAAATCTTTTGTCATATTAACAATTTGATTTTGTAATTCTGCTGGGTCATTTTGTGCCATATCCATCATTCTAAGAGGATCTAATAATGCACTTGTTTGTACACCTAATCTTTGTAAGCTAGCAGCATAATTTATTGCTTTTTCAGGGTCCATTGCGTTTTCTACAATAGAAAACATTTTACTCATATCAATATTAAGTCTTACAGCTTGAGCTGACATTTTTGCTAAACCTTTAACACCACCTTCAAAGTTATAAAGATTCATTTTATCTAAATTACCAACAACTTCTTTTGAAACGGAACTTACGGCAACACCAGCATCTTTAGCAATATTAACAACTTCTAACATATTGTCCCCAACTTCAGTAATTGAAATTCCAACACCTCTAAAACTTCCAGCTAAATTATCAACCTGAACACCAGTTACTGCTGCTGTTGTTTTTAATTCTAATAATTCCTCATTTGAGACCGATACATTTGTTTTAAATGTCTTAAATAAATCATCATATGTATCGACAACATCCTCAAGGTCAAAACCATATTCTTTAAACTTTCCTGCGTTATCGGCAATAGCTTGTGAAAACTCCCTTGATTTTTCGACACCTAAACCTAAAGTATTTCTTAATTTTGTGGCTTGTGTTTCTAGATCCATAGCCCTATTTAAGTAAGCTTTAGGGCTTAATAAATCATTGGCTAAATCTTTAAAATATTTTGTAAGACCCCCTTGTTCATCACCAATACCTCCCATTGCGGCGTCAACAAAACCCTCACCAATTTTTCTACCAACTTTTTCGGCGGCAGCATTTTCTAGTTTTAACCTTTCAGCTGCAACACCAGCATCAGAGACATTACTATCATCAGTCATTTTTTTATTTTATAAATAGCTAGATTAATCTTTTTTATTTTGTTCTATTACTTTATCAATAATATATTTCCTTTCATATGTTGGTAGTATTCTAAAATCGGAATACGACATACGTAAAGTCCTAGCTAAAAAAATGTATTCGTCTAAAAGATATGTCCTATAATCAGAAGAAAGGCCGAAAAAATTCCACCCCAAAGGTGATTTGTACATTCACCTTTTCTCCAGACGGGGCTATAACTTCGCGGTTTAAATCTAATTTTGGTTCATTTTCGTTAATGAAGTTTCTTAGATATTTTGAATCCCCAATAGGCATTGATTCAATAAATTTTGCTATTTCACCTTTGTCGTTGTTTCCATTAACTTCGACAATCATTTTACTTAATCGTAATGTAACAATAGGTGCTACCCTACCTTGTGGGTATTTATCAAGAATATTTTCAATTTCAATTGTATCACGCATTGTTAATGGTTTTACTTTAACAGATACATTACTTTTTGGTAATACTGTTGTATATGTACCATTATTATCCGGTTCAATTTTATTTTTTTTAATATTTAATTCATCTAATATAATTTTTGCAACAAATTGATTTTGTGTTTTTGGGTCAGTTAATGTAATATTATATTCAGGACCAAATGATGTATTTCTTAAAAATATTAAAATGGCTTCAATATCACCATCAAGCAGTTCTTCAGGCCTTAAATCTGGTTCATAAAGTTTTTGTCTTAATAATGGTAAGATAATACTTTCCTTTATTGTTTTATTTGGATTAAAATTTATTAAAATGTTTTCATCAGCCGCTGTAAGATAACCAACTTTTACACTTTTTTTCTTACTTGGATAAAATATACCTCCGGATGGTAGTGGTACAATATCGTGTGGTAAATTAAAATTGATTTGTCCATATTCATTTACATTTGGTTCCATAGTTTTCTTTTTATTATAAAAATACTTCACTTATGTTTTTTGTAAATAAAAAACCTATACGTTCTAAAACATATAGGTTTAAAATAAAATATATTTTGAATAAAAATTTAGTATACTAATATACAACGGTCCATTCTCAAAGAAGATGAAATTGTTGCAATACCATCTTGACTATAACTTAACTGTCCACCGTCAAATTTAGTTAAGAATGTTCCTTCTAAAATCCATTTCTCAACAACCACTCCGGTTGGATCCAGCATTTCAAGGTCTACATTCTTTTTGTATCCTGCAGCATAACCCATACGACCGGTAACTGACTCAGCACATAAACGAATCCACTCCATTAATGCTTGTGATGCTGATGGCCCAATTGGGTCACGGAAAGTAACCGGTAATTCACCCCAAGTAAATCTACCAGCAACATATGTTGAGGTATTTAAAAACTGAATTTCAGTAGAACCGATTGTTAAACTTGGTCTTGATGTTGATTCTACATACCATTCATTGATACCTAAAGAAGAAGGAAATCTCAAAATCCACCTGTTCTGTCTTTTCGGTTCATACGGAACTGGCATTTTCATTAATAAATCAGCCATAATTATTTAATTTTTTTTAATTGTTTATTTTCTTTATTTGATAAATATATCCTTATGAAAAATTTTTCTATTTACTTCAAATTATTTTCAAAATATACTTATATAGTAAGTTACTTAATTAATTATTTAATATTTTCTTTTTTCTCCTCCTGCTGTTAAATAAGTCTGTAAAATATTATCATCTTTTTTATCAAAATGTTTTTTCATAGATTCTACATTTCTTACATCATCATCTGAAAAACCAATAAATGGTGTAAAATAATTACTTATTTTATTTTTCATTAAAGCTTTTGTTTGTAGTTGATATGACATTTGTTTAACGTAATTAACAAATTCCTCCATAGCAATTATTTTTCCTTGTTCCGGATTTGTAGCAGAACCTTCACCAAATGAAACTGGGTAAAATCTACACATATCAAGATAAGTTCTAATTAACTGATCTTTTGTTAATTTATCTTCATCAGCAAGATTCCTATATTTAAGTAAATTTTTTGCTAATTGGTTTGAATCAATTCCGTGCATATTTTTTTTAATTAGATTATAAACTGCTTGTTTTAAAATTGATGGTGTATGTCCTCTTGCAGTAACGATTGAGAATATTGACCCGTTATTAATTGCTTCCACAAAATCAGACCAAGCTGGTCCAGTTGGTGCTTTCATAGCATCTGTTAAGAATTTCTTATCTCCGGCAACACTAAAGTCCCTAAAAGGATTTTCGTCAAAACCAATGATTGTATGTCCCTCATATTCAAACTCGTCTTTACCAATCTGTGTCCTATGTTCAGCAAAATCTTCCGTTGACATACCAACAGATTTTCCGTTATTATCTTTTAAATAAATTTTTGTTGGCATAAACATAAGATTATCATCCCAATCAAA